ATTGGAAAAAATACTATTCAGATGATGAGAAGGAAAGCCAAGAAGAACAGAAAGATGTCTTTGTTTGGCGAAAGCACGCAAGACTTCAAACATTTATGAATAAAATGTTTGAGAAACAAAACGAGGTACAACTAAAGAAAGAACAGGAAAAGGAAAAGGACAAAGAGTTTAACCCTTTTGATATGTCTCATCTCGGTATGAACGGATATGATGAAGTTTATATTACCGAAGATGTCGTCAAGGATTTAGAAAAAGAAGTTAAATCTAATTTCTATAACTCGTTCACACCTGATGGGTTCTTTTGGGGTCAGCAATTTCAAGAAGAGAGTGTGAAAGAATATAAATCACAAGACTTGAAATTCGTGGACTTTTGTAAGAAAGCAATCAAAGACGGCAAGACTGTCGTTTATACTTGCTCTTGGTAATGGTCGGCTTATTTCTATACACCTCGCCATTGTGGGTTATCTACATCTTACTGTTGTTTGATATTGTAAGTTTGAACTTTGTATTTAGTTTGTTCTAGTTTTGTCTGTGGAAAACCCATAATGAACAGAACCCAAAATGGACACAAATATGTATTGATGTTTGTATGGGACATGATAAGACAAGATATTACTTAACACTAACAAAAGGAAAACAATGAGTAATGCAATAAAGAAGCTAAAGTCAGATGAGAAAAAAGTCATCTTGGCTTATGCTGTTAATAAGCTACAACTTAATCGTTTATCTAAAGAGTTAGATACAATGAAACAAAATGTTGTTGATGTGTTTGGAAGAACAAATCAAAACTTGATCATTGTACAAGATGAAAATGGTTGTAGTTTTGGTGTTCAAAAGATCAAACGAAAAAGAAAAAAGTTTGAAACAGCGAACTTCAAAATAAAACATAATGACTTATTTAATCAGTTTTGTACCGAAATTGAATATAATGAGTTTAAAGCTATTGGTGATAACAATGACAAATAGTTTAATGAACATATCAAAAGTATTAGCCGAGCAATCGGCTAATACTCAACTTACTGACAATGTCAAACTAGAACCCGACGCAATCAGCAAGTTAAATTATGAAGTAATGTATAAAATGTTAGAGGGCGAGGTAGAGAAGTTAATATTAGAAAATACTGGCAACCCTTTAATTGACGACTTTAAAAAGAGGATTGTAAGAAAATTTAGTTATTTAATTGAGAAGTTAAGTAGCTAACTACAACCAAAACCGATAGCCCTTATGGGCTATCGGTGTATCTATATAGAAGGCTCAACAAAACCGACAACCTGCATATCTTAATTTTTTCTACCAAGTCTGCGTTGATATACAAGGTACTTGTATATTACAAGAGTTTATAGCAAGTCGAATAGAAGTAGTGTATGCTGAAACGATATGATAAAAGGGACCCAAGAAAACAAAACTTTGAGATGAGCACATTAGATCAATTAACAGATGATGAATTAAGAACCTTAATTCTTAAGAAGCAGATTGAGTATATAAAATTATGTCAGGACAGCTTTCTATTATTTGTGAAAGCCATGTGGCCTGATTTTATTTGTAGAGAAACAAAGGACCCAAAAAACTGGGGGCACCATCAAATCATAGCGGATGAGTTTCAAGACATAGCCTCTAAAAAATCTAAACGCCTTATTGTGAATATGCCACCAAGGCATACCAAATCAGAGTTTGCATCATATTTATTTCCTGCTTGGATGATCGGTAAAAATCCCAAAATGAAACTTATGCAAGTATCTCACAACGCTGAACTTGCTTCGCGGTTCGGTAGTAAAGTTAGAAACTTAATGGAGACCGAAGACTATAAAAGTATTTTCGGAGATGTTAAACTCAGGGAAGATAGTAAGGCTAAAGGCCGTTGGGAGACCAATCATGGTGGAGAATATTTTGCAGCGGGGGTAGGCGGTTCAATCACAG